AACTCATCTAACATTACTATTGCGTCATCCACTATTACAGAGAACACACGCTTCAGCATTCCGTGCTCTAGATGCAGCTTCAGCTTATTATATTGCTCATCAGTTACCTCAAATGTTACGCGATGTGTGTAGTGTTTATTCATACTGCTCCTTGAAGGAGTGAGCCGAAGCCCACTCCCACAGCAACTAACTACTGCTGCTTTAAGAAACGATTTACTTCGTTAGAGTCACCGTACTTAGCATCGCTGCGTACACCTAAAATACTCCATCCTTCCTTACCTAGCCAATCACTAGTGTCATTTGATGCTGTTTTGTCTATGCCGAATGCCTCACAGAAATCAGATAGAAACTGTTTCAACATAGCAACTCGCTTTGGTGCCATGCTTCCTTTAGGAAAGTGGCACTGCCAATATACTTCTTTCACCTCAGGTTCATCAGCTACATCCATCCGTACTTGCAGCATGAGATCATTGTTACGGTCAGGCTTGGTGCTTACATCAAGTATCCTCAACTTAGCCTCAGTGCCAGCAGGCAGTATCTTTAACTCCGGAATATTTTCAAGGTCGTATTCACTAAAGTCGATGATAGGCATTGTCTTTGCTCCATTAATTACAGTTGGTTTTGGTTCTTCAGCAACTTCGCCTTTCATGAGTTGAGGTTCAGGCCCACGGAAATCTTCATCTACTGGATGCGCACTACGCTTACGCGGCATTACTTAGTCCTTCTTGCTGTTCTTCAGCTTCGTTAGTGTTTCCTGGAGTCTATCTAAATCCTCCTTCCGTACGAGTATCCAATACGTATCATTAAGATGCTCACTAGAACTAGCTATTAACCTCCTTGCATCACTGTACAGCTTACGTGTCAGGTTATAGGTGCGTTGCTCAAGTTCCATTACTTACTCCCGAATAAACTGGGCTTATCCTTAGTATTAAAGCCGCACTTGGTTAGTATCTTCTTAATATCAGGCTCTTCAAATGTACTGAGTTTGCCTGCAGCAATGCTGCTGCTGGCTATGTACTTACCGGTTCTTTGAGTGAGTATTTGATACTCGACTCCACTCGCTGTTTGCTTGGTGTGAGCGATCCACTTTTCAGTGAACAGTATCGGGATAATAGTTGTTCCTTTTCCAGTAGTCATGTAGCGATACTCAACACTGCCCAATACTTCGTCCTTGATAGGCTCAATGTGGCCAGTGATAATTACGTCGCATGGCAGCGCAAGTATTCTCTTGAACCAATTATGAATAGCAACTTTCTGTGGTACGTAGTCATGTGTGAAGCGTGGTGCTTGTCCTGTTAAGTTTGCTGCTTTGAGTATCGAGTTCATAATCGCCTCAGCAAACATAGTACTTGAATCAAGCACGTATGTACCAAAGCTCTCAAAGTACTTATCCCTCTCTCGTGCCTCAAAGTTCTTACACCACTCACTGAACATCTTAGGTACTTTAGGATCTTCATTCTCGTACTGTGTATCTACTACTATATCTCCTTTCAGTATGTACTCACGCAGGCACAGTGTTCCACTAGGATCAAATGAATCTATGTGTACAGGCTTACGTGCAGTACGTGTAATAAAAGTTTTCCCCGTACCTGTTTCACCCATAAGCAGCAGATTAAACGAGTGTTGCTTTGGGTCTTCCTTATACAAGTTACGTAATCGCTCAGCTTCGATACGTGCATCCAATGGCATTATTTTGATTCCTCTTCTGTTTCTACTTCTATTGTACCTGCTCCATTACAGCGATCACAATCTTCTTGCTCACCTTCGTTGTCTTCAAAGTAACCAAAGCCCTCACATATTGGACAGCGTATTTTCTCCTTACTCATTTATTACTTGCTCCTCTAGCTTTGTTTTTAGTGCACTTATTATAGCAGCGTGTACATCACTATGTGCCAACACTACATCTACTAGCAGCCTCACAACTTCTTCGAGCTTCTTTAATCTTTCCTCATATTCAGTAAGAGATATCATTAGTTATCCTTTCTAGGATTTGCTGTACACTATATCTAAACGCTTAGCTAGACTGTACGGTGGATACCCCACTCTGATCCTCCGCTGGCTTTGTCAAGTCCAACGTTATGTTAGTATGCTGCTCACGGGGATCCCATACTTCTCGCTTGAAGCCTAGAGGTACCTGCTCACATCTAGTTAAGGGGTTGGCCCAGGCGGAACAGAAGTCGAAATAGCTGCACTTCCTTCCATAGCTAAAGCAGGCGTTTGGATTCATAGCGAAACTTCGCAGCGTTGGATTCTCAGTATCATCAGTCTCTTTCAGATATTGAGTGTCATATATTAGGTTATCGTACCAGTTGCGTGTGCTATCTACAAACGCTTGCATTTGGCTAAGGCTTTTCTCTACTATAGCCTCATCGAATTCACTAGGCTTGGCCTTGTAGAAGAAACTACACCTTACACGTATGCCACCTACCAAATTATCCTCTCCAAACAAGCAGTATAATACGTGCAGGTAAGTGAGCATTTGTGTAGACAGCAACCACTGCTCACTCCAGTTTCCCATGCGACGCTGGGAAGTTTTGTGATCTAAGCAGATGATCTTACCATCACGCTCGCGCTGCAGCAGTGCGTCAATCTTAAAGTACATTGCACTATCTGGTGCGATTAGTACTGTACCACCTATCTCAGTGCCAAGCACCTTATAATCCCTAACATCGCTGGCGAATCTCTGCGCGTACTGCATCAATGTCTTCATTGCATTAGCTGGGTCTTTAGGTGCGAACATACCGTCACTCTCATCACCCAGCTGTGATCTATAAGCATTATAGAATAGGTAACATGCCTCCTCTATAGACTCCTTAGAGTATCCGTTGTTAAGTAGATGCTCAACTGCTAAGTGCCAACATGAGCCAAAATGTAAGTGATTATTTACGTAATCTTCTCTCCACTGCAATATATGCTCATACATATACTTGCGTGGACAGGACATATACACTGACAACTTAGAAGGGTCTATAACCTGCCAAGTGTCCTGCTCAGGAATTAGGTCCAATAACTTCACTTAATGTCCTTTCCACTTCTTGTATTGAGTCTAATATCACGGTGCGTTTTACATACTTATCCGTGGCGGCATCGAATAGTAATAAGTTTAACCTCCTGTGTTTGAGTGCAAATATCACGCACACTATTGAGCACATGACTGACAGTCCTGTTATTACTATATGGTCTTCTGGTTCGCTGTCAGCCATACGTGGCAGGAATTCACGCAGCATGTTACTGATAGCTGTGCGACTAACTGGCTCATCAGATAGGAATACAAGCTCACCATGTTTTGCAGCTGTATCCCATGAGTGGAACCCTCTAGCTACTACGTAAACTTTCCTCACTTATTTTCCCTTATCCATTCCAGCAATAGACTACAGTCCACTGGATACTCAAAGGTCCGTAGTCCTAATGTGACTGCTGTATTGTACTCGACACTTGCACCCTTACTATATTCCCAGCCTTTCATTAAGAGTACAGCATCAAACTTAGCTAGAATTGCTAAGTCCATTTGGTAATAGAACTCAGTTGGTATATCAGGCGCTAAATCATCGAAGTATGCACTATTCAGATGCGGGCAGAAGTAGTAGATTCTATTACGCGCACACCATATAGCCACATTGATTGCTGCTTCAATATTAGCACGTTTTTGTGCACTGTCATCAGAAGAATATGGTCCTGCTACATATACAAGCCTGCTCAACTACGTACTCCTTTAGGGCTGGCCAAACTAAGCACCAGCCCGTGTGTGGTTAGAATTTAACCTTAGCGATCACGCCTACGACGTGCATCAGCTGGATTATATTCTACTGTAGTATCAGCTGGAGTAGAGTCACCATTCACGCCAGCGGTGACAGCAGCAATCTCTTCTTCTGTCGGCTCAGCCTCAGGCTCAGCAGCAGGTGTAAGTGTCGGCTCACCACGTTTGGCAAAACGCTCCTGAATAAGCCTCAATATTTCCTCTTGCCTCTCAGGAGTCCAGTCATCGAAGTTCTCACTAATAACTTTGACTGGATCAACTGTCTTAACAGCAGATACACCAGTCAGTTTCACGCCAGGCTTCCAGCCGCTCATATCATTCTGGATACGTTCAGCTGTCAAGCCGCTAAGCAGCATCTTACGCGCGTTTGCCTGAGCAGCAATCGTGAGTGCACGTTTAAAGAGTTCATGTACGTTCTCTGCGCCGTACATTGTAACAGCTTCTTCTACAGTCTCAGAGAAATTGTAGGAGAATTCTACTGGCTCAGGCTTGGTAGTGGTCTTTACAGAAATGTTCTCGGCTTTCATTGAGTTACCTTTCGTGTGACAGTATCACATAATAGTTAGATGAATACAGTTTGCCAGCACCCTTCAGGAGTTAAGTTTTCTCTGCACCACCTTTCACTATCAGTAAGTATACCACAAATCCACGTCCGTT